AGATGACGGCATCTTTTTTCCTGCGAATCAACTCAGCAAACGGTTTACCCGCAATCATTTCAGTGATCCGCATCACTGTCCAGACTGCACCAATAAGACCAAATACAGGGGTAAACATTTCCAAAAACGATCCTACGGTTGCAAACACCGAAACAATATCCAGCGTGCTTTTGACTGTGTCTGAGTTAGTGCTCATACTATTCGCCCCTTTGTTTTGCCCTTTGTAGCGCAACCATCAGCCTCGGTTACATAGCCGCCATCCTTACAGTTCCACGCCCTCAAAGACTTATTGATGCGTGAGTTCGGATCGTTTGCTGTCTTTGCACTGGTCAGTTTCTTTTTCATGCCACTCATCCTTGCACAGAAGGAGTCGCGCCGTGAGCCGCCTTCCGGCTGGGGACGTTTCAAGTTCATGCCTTGCGCTTTGGCGGAGGCTCGCCCCTTGGCGTTCAAGCCACCCTTTTCGGACTTCCCCTCTTTGCGTTGCCATGCTGGGCTCTTAGCCATAATAAACGGTCACGTGTGCGCTAGCTGGCATTGAAACATAAACGCCGTTGTAGAACTTGATGCCTTCCCCCGGGATTGCCAGCGAATCAAGCGCTTGGTTTACTGAAATATTAAGTGTTAAACGAATTGTGCCAGAGTTTGTAGTGGCATTATCGTAAAACTCAATTTCTCCGGCTACACCGCCGGGGGATATAGAAAAACCTTTAACCCGTGTTGGGCCAGCAAAAATAACACCACTTGCATCAAGGTGCCCGGCTTTTACGTCTGTCTGCATCATAATTAATCTCCTTAAAAAAGGGGCCGAAGCCCCTTGGGTTGATTAAGCGATACGAGAGAACACGTATGCAGTAGCGCTAGAGAACATGATGCGGAAGCAACCAATGCCGGTCACGCCAATAGGGACTGTCAACAGACCTGCACCAGCACCAGAGCCAGCGGCAGCGGCGGCAGACAAAATACCGTTTGTAGCTACAGCAATAGTCACAACGCCTGAGACTGTGCTTGCAGTGTTGTCAATGTACAAATCCAACACAGTACCTTTGGTAGCGCTAATAGCAGTGCCAAGGTCTGTGCCAGTAGGCAAGGTAATAGTTACAGCCGCGGCTGAAGTTACTGTGATGTAACCTGTAGCAACTTGTGCTGCGGTGGCTGTAGCCGTTGCGTTAATGGCGGCGGTTGTGGGATGGTTTTGATCTGTGAAGACCAGATTGGTAGCCGTCAAATTGGTGGCCGTTACAGTTGTAGCGGCCAAAGTAGTCACGCTAGTAGCTGTGCCAAACGTAGCGTCAACTGTAACTGCGCCAGTGGTTGGGCTGATGGTGATGGATTGAAAGCCATTTTCGGAACGGACTGGGCCGTTAAACGTGGTATTTGCCATGATTTTTCCTTACATACAAGTTAGGCGCATCAATCTGTATGTCGTCAGCCGGGACTGTTTGATGCACCGGATAGCCCGGATTACTGTGTTTATATCACGGTATTTTTAAGTGTGCAACACTTATTTTTCTTGTCACAATTTGTTGGCATCATACGAGCATGAAATACCGTGTCGTCCCTGTTGATACCCGTCAGCCAGAGGTGGTGCAGTTGTTGGCATTGCTTCAAAAAGCATGTCTTCCCCACGACAAAATTTACCCAATCACACAAGGATACTGGCATGTTGTTTACTCGCAAGATGGTGAAGCCGTTGGCTTTGGTGGTATTGTCCCCTCTACTCGTTGGTCTGACACTATGTACCTATGTCGCGCAGGCGTTGTACCAACTCATCAAGGACAGGGACTCCAGAAGCGGCTTATCCGACAGCGTCTTAAAGTGGCCAAGAGACTAGGTATGAATTGGGTTATTACGGACACCCACCAAAACCCCGCATCCGCTAACAGTTTGATAGCTATAGGTTTCAAAATGTTTGAGCCATCTAAACCTTGGGGTTTCAAAACGGCGTTGTACTGGCGGTATCGGATCAAACATGCCGTATAAAGACCCAAAAGTTAAGCAAACTAAACAAAAGACGTACGCAAACACGTACTATGAAAAAAATAAAGCAACTGTAATTGCTGCAAGTAAGGCCTCGGCCAAGGCGTACAAAGATCAGTGGCGTAGCTTTAAAGCTACATTAGCTTGCATAAAGTGCGGGCAAAACCACCCGGCCACTTTTGACTTCCACCATGTAGACAGCACCACAAAAGAAGCCTCAGTCAACAAACTGCTGAAAAACAGGGCATTTAAGCGGGCTATGGAAGAAGTTAAAAAATGCATTGTGCTCTGTGCCAACTGCCACCGCATACACCATCACGACGAGCGTATAGCTAAGAAAGCCAAAAAGAAGAAGGGGGCCGAAGCCCCCTAGTATCACTTGTTGTCAGCAGCTTCTTCAGCGGCATCTGCAATGTCACCGTCAATCTCTTCTTCAGTGTCGTCTTCGTCATCAAACTCGTCATCGTCAGGTGCGGCTACGTACTCAACAGCCCAACCGTAATTTTCTTGAAATTGCACGAACTCTTGAAAAATCTGAATCATGTCAAAGTCGTTAGTCTCAATAGACAGCTTGTTGTTACCAAAGTAACCAAATTCCATTTCAAATTTCATGATATGCCCCTATGTTTGTGCAACCACAGCGGCTGCAATCTGACTGTAGTTTAACTTTATGACAACAAAAAGGCCACCCGAAGGTGGCCTCAAACTTACCCTTGTGGGGCTGTTTTATCAGGTTGAACCGGGTGAACCGAAGACACCCAGTGGATCAGAGAAGCCAAAGCTGTAACGCTCGCGGGCTTTGTAACGAACGTTACCTGTATCAAAGTCACCGTCCATTGACGTAGTCAAGGCCATACGCTCAAAGTGCTTCAGGCCGTTAGGAACGTCTGTGCATAAGAACCAAGCATTGGTGTCTGTCAGGTAGTGGTTAATTGTGTAACCTTCAGGGATTGAGCCGTTGTTCTTCAACGCGTTGATGTCGTTGTCAGCGGTACCAACACGAAGGTTAGTCTCGAGCAAACGAGTAGCAACGAACTGAAGTGCTGGAGGCACAACCAATTTTCTAGGTTTAGCGGCAATCAACAGACCACGCTCATCAGTCCAAGCAGCGATCTGAATCACAGCGTTTTCCAACGATGTTTCATTCAAGTCAGAGTTGGTTGAAGGACGGTTGCTGTTAGTACCACCAGACACCAATGGGTGCGCTGTAGAGAACAGAGCAACACCATCACCACCAGCGTAAGCATTGCTGAAACCGTTGTTCAAAACGGATGCAGCTTTAACTTGCTTGGTGTAAGCCATAGCACGAGCCAAGCCTTTGGTGTAGCGAGCAGACAAGCTGTCGTACAAGTTATCTTCAACCGCTTCTTCAGTGATTGAGAAACCCAAGGCGATGGTTTCGTGATTATAGCGAGCCGTGAACGCTTCTTGCGCATTGTCATAAGCAATGGCTGAACCTTCGTTCTTGACTGGAGCAGCAGAGAAGCCAGACAGTTTTGTCTCTTCTTCGAAGCTACGCTCAGATTTCTCTGTTTCGTAGATTTCTTTGTGCTCTTCGCCGTAGGTGGCATACTGCAAGCCGAACAAAGCGTTCAAGCCGGGGAGCAGTTCTTTAAGTAGTTGTGCGCGTGAAATAGCCATGATTTAACTCCTTAGACCGCTGTGCCAGTGTAGTAGGAATGAGTGCCAAAGTTAAGTTTGACAAGCATTTCTGGATACTGGGTGAAAACAATAGTGGAAGCGGCTGGAATAGCCGTAACACTGCCGGGAACTGCAATCGCAGAATTGATGGTCACTGTTGTTGCACCAGCAGCCGCAGCCACAGATACAAACGAACCAGACTGAATGTACTGACCATTAGCAGCAAGATAGCCAACTTCTGTACCTACCACCAAGGCGTTAGGTAAACCAGAACCAGTCAAGGTAATGGTAGTAGAAGAAGACGAACCAGTTGCGCTAGTTTGAATGGAGGTTTCCTCAACCAAACCAACTGCACGCAAAGCTAAGTCAACACCTGTGGTAGATGCGCTATACAGAGCAGCAACAGCAGAATTACCTGTGTTGACGTTACCTGCATTTTGAATCAAACCAAAGTTTTGGCCCAACATAGCAGTAGAAGCGGAAGCAATTACTGTTGTAGCGGAACACATCACCACTTTAAACACTGTGTCAGGATCATCACAAACGATAGCCCTTCCAGTAGCAGTAGTACCAGCGGGCCAAAACTGAGCAAATTGCGTTTGCTTAGTTGTAGGGTTTACATACTCACAACCCAAGAACACACCAACCAAACCGTTGCCGGTAGAGTCAGTAGTGTCAGTGTTTTTAACAATAGAACCACGAACAATATTGACCAAATCACCGTAAAAGATGTTTGATGCAAAACCGTACTGGATCGAGTAATCGCGGGTAGAACCAGCGAATACCTGTCCGCCAATCAAATTGATTGGCTTTAGCCCGTAAGGGGCGTCAACAACCGGATAAGCCATAAAAGACTCCTATAAATTATTTAGAACCAGAACCAAATCCTGTTCCGCGACTTGTTGTTGACTTGCGGTCAGCAAACAAGGGCATCCGAGGGTCGTTATTTCGCATGAAATGATTATCAACTGAATCCATCTGGTTTTGAGCTTGCTTGTTGTAATAGTCAGCGCGAGCTTCAACGCGTTCCTTAGGGGCTTTGCAAAGCATCAGCCCACCAATTTCCACATTGCCGTTTGCGTTGTTACCAAACAAAGCCAATTCCGGATGATCCACTGCTTTCACCGGCTCATAACCATCGCGCATCTGCAAGGACACGTTGTTGGCTAATGGCTGACCTAGCACATGAGTCGCTACCCAGCGAAACGTGTAATCTG